GGTGACCGCCGCCCACAGCGTCGGCATCCAGTCCATCAGGGACGTGATCCCGTTGCACGTCGATCCGGCCGGGAACCGGCCCGGCCAGCGGGCGAGCAGCGGCACGCGATAGGCGCCCTCCCACGGCGTGTTCTTCTCCCCCCGGAACGGGGTGCAGCCGCCATCAGGCCAGGTCATCACCTCAGCGCCGTTGTCGGTGGAGTAGATGACGATCGTGTCGTCGGCCACGCCCAGCTCGTCTAGCAGGTCGAGGAGACGGCCGACGTGCTGATCGTGCTCGGTCATCCCGTCCGGGTACAGGCCCAGCCCGGTCACGCCCTCCGACTCGGGCTTGAGCCGCGTCCAGATGTGCATTCGGCTGGTGTTAAACCAGGCGAACCACGGGCGCCCCGCGTCGGCCTGCTCGGTGATCCACTGCACCGCCGAGTCCGCGAACTCGTCGTCAATGCCCGGCATCCGCGCGATCGTCAGCGGCCCGGTGTCCTCGATCACGTGGCCGTCCTCGGTGTGCTGGCTGCGGATCACGCCGCGCGGCCTCGGGTAGCGCGGGTCCTTCGGGAAGTCGGGGTCCTCGGGCTCCTCCTCGGCGTTGAGGTGGTACAGGTTGCCGTAAAAGAAGTCGAAGCCGTGCCGGGTCGGCAGGTGCCAGTCCCGGTCCCCGAAGTGGTTCTTGCCGAACTGCGCCGTCGCGTAGCCCTGGTCGCGGAGCAGGGTCGCCAGCGTCGGGTCCAGGGGGCTGATGCCGAACAGGTCGCCGGGGAACCCGACAGCGGTCAGCCCGCTGCGTACCGGGGACTGGCCGAGCAGGAAGCACGACCGGCCCGCCGTGCAGGTCTGGTCGGCGTAGGCGTCGGTGAACATGACGCCCTCGCGGGCGATCCGGTCGAGGTTCGGCGTCCGGTAGCCCATCATGCCGTGGTTGTAGCAGGACAGGTTGCCCCAGCCGATGTCGTCTCCGAAGATCACGAGGATGTTCGGCGGGCGGTCACCCGGAGCGGGCGGCGGCAGCGCCTCCTCGCGGTCCTCGGCGTCGTCGGGCACCTCCAGGCCGCCCTCGGGCGGCCCGCAGACCGGCGGCTTGGAGTGGCCGGGCGGCCCGCCGTGCGGATGATCGGGCTTGCCGTGCTGTGCTGGCATGACTCCTCCTAGGTGACGGGCGCGCTCCAGGTCATGTTCCAGGTCTGCGGCCCGACCACGCCGTCAACGGCCAGGCCCTTCTCGCGCTGGAACTTCTTGCACACATCCTCGGACTGCGGGCCGAACTGCTGATCGACGCCGATGCTCCAGCCCCGGTCGCGCATCTTGGCCTGCCAGGTCCGAACGTCCGGCACGCCCGAGTTGTGCGACCGGCCGAACGAGCTGACGTTCATCTTCGGCGCGGCGCCGCCGCCCGATGGAGGCGGGGCGCCGGTCGGCGGCTTCCCGCCGGTCGCCTTGGCGACAATGTAGTCCCACGGGAACCCCCGGCCGGGGTCGGTGCGGTCCTGCGGCTGGAGGTCCACGTGCCCGCAGAGCCCGCGCCCGCCGCCCGTCGCCTGGCCCGCCGTCAGCTTGACGATCGGGATGCCGTAGGCCCTGGCCTCCTCCGCGACCCACGCGGCGGTGTTGTCGAGCAGCCATCCCTGCTTGGACAGCCAGTAGTCACGCGACCAGCCGTTCGCCGCGCCCGCCGGGGTGCACATCTCGATGCAGATCGACACCGAGTTGTAGTTGCCCTGCGCCCACGCCGAGTGATGCCGCTTCACGTACTCCGCGATCGTGCCCTGCCGGTGGTTGTCCGCCCCGGTGTGCGAGGACACCTTGGCGGACGGGTTGGAGAACCAGTTGGCCAGCGACTCGATCGTGGTCGCGCCCTCGGTGGTGTGCAGCACGATCAGCCGCACCGTCGAGCGGCCGGTGGAGTAGTGCGGCGAGGGTCGCCACAGCCGGGTCAGCGCCATCAGAACGGCACCTCCACCGCGTGCTCCTCCTCGGGCTCGCCGTCCTCGGGGATGTCGGTCTCCTGGCCCTCCTGGGCGTCGTCGCCTGTCGGCTCCACGTCCGGCTCGTCGGCCAGCGGGTCGCGCTCGGGCTGCTGTTCGGTCATGCTTCCTCCTCGGGATATCCGGGTAGCGGCAGGGCCTCTCCTGCGGTGCCTGCCAGGGGGACGAGGGCGTTCAGGCTCACCCTGATGCTGTTGCCCGAGATGTCGTTGGCCTGGTATCTGACCTGGCCAGCGGGGCCGAGCCGGAAGAACGCGAACTGGGGGGTGGCCCCGCTCAGGTTCGCGTTGCCCATCGCGGTGTAGTCGCGGTCCTGGCCGGGATAGGAGATCCAGCAGTCCGACGACATCGGGGGCCAGTCCCAGGCTCCGGGGCCGCTGGTGTGGACGGCGAAGTCCACCTGCACGCAGCCCAGGAACCCGACCCGCCGGTAACGCATCCGGGTAGCTGGCTGTTGCAGCGACCCGCCGACCGGGTTGGTCAGCGTCTGCCACAGCCCGATGTCCAGGTCGGCCCCGGCGCCTGGCGGTCCCTGCGGTCCGGGCGGGCCTTGCACGCCGTCCTCGCCCTGCGGGCCTGGCGGTCCCTGCACCATGCCGGGGCTCGCCCAGGACTCGCCCGGCCCCTGGTCGCCGACGTAGACCCACAGCGTGCCGTCCGGCTCGTAGATGAACGCCCACCCGATCTCCACCTGGAGGTCGGCGGCCGGTCGGCCCGGCCCGTCGAAGTCCGCAGGCACGAGCCCTGACGGCGGCAGCTCGGCGGGTGTGCGCACCGCGCCGAACGAGCCCACGATGAGGGTCGCCTGCCCGGCCGGACCCTCGGGTCCCTGCGGGCCGATCGGACCCTGGATGCCCTGCGGGCCGTCTGCGCCGGGCGGTCCCGCGCCGCCGGGCGGTCCCGTGCCGCCGGTCGGCCCTTCGGGACCTTGCGGGCCGGGCGGTCCCTGGCTCCCCTCGGGACCGGGCGGGCCTTCCGGTCCTGGCGGCCCGCCGGGCTCGCCGGGCGGCCCGTCCGGGCCGGGCGGTCCCGGCGGTCCTGCCGGTCCTGGCGGGCCGATCTCGCCGCCGAGCCCGCCGTAATCCTGCTCACGCGGGATCAGCGTCATGTCCTCGGCGGTGGCCGCGTCCGCCGGTACCTCGACGGTGGCCAGCAGCACGCCGAGCCGGTCGGCGCCGGGGCCGGGCGGCAGCACGGCCAGCCGGTAGATCGCGGCCTCCGGGTCGGTGATCAGCGCCCACAGCTCGTCGGCGCGGTCCTCGCCGTCGCCCGGCGCGGCCAGCACCTCGCCGTCCACGGGCGAGGTGAGCACCGCCACGGTCTCGTCCCCGCAGTCAGCCAGCGCGAGCCACCCGGCATCGACGCTGACGTAGAGCCCGTCCGCCGGGCTCAGCACCACCGGCCGCACGATCCCGGTCCTGGCCCCGGCCAGCGCCGTGATCACCTGCCGGTCATCCCAGGCGGCATACCGGCCGCTCTGACCCCAGCGCAGCAGCCCCGGCGTCGTCATGACCCGATGTCCTCGACGGTGATCTGCACGCCATCGCCCTGCCCCAGCACCGCCGACAGCGCGTAGGTGCCCGCCCCGACCGACCAGATCCGGGTCGAGAAGACGCGGCTGACCAGCGCGCCGTTCTTGGAGTGCCGGAACGTCCACTCGACCGAGTGTGCTTGCGGCTCGTTGTTGGGATAGCTGACCGCCGACGAGCGGGCCAGGACGGCGGTGGACGCGGGCTGCCCGGTCGTGCGGTACCCGACGCCGATCCGCCCCGAGCGGCTTCCGCTGCGCCACTGAAGCGATTGCCAGGTGGCCCGCACCCGGTACCACTGGCCGGGCTCGTTGAGGCACGGGGGAGCGTCGATCTCGCCGCCGACAGCGGCCCCCTGCCAGGTCGTGTCGCCCCGCTCCCCGGCAGCCCCGGCCCACCCGTAGAACGCCATCAGCCGCCGCTCGATCGAGGCATCGACCGCCACGAGGTTCATCTGCGAGGCCAGGTTGGAGCCCGCCGGGGCCGTGATCTCGACCAGCGGAATGCCCGGCCGTCCGGGGGCGTCGGTGGCCGGGATCACCCGCAGCTCCCAGGTGCCCTCGTCGGGGTTGGTGTCGCACCAGACGAGATCCTGGCGCGGCTGCCCCGCGCCGGGGCCGGGGGTGGCCATGACCACGTGATCCTCGCGGCTGCCGACGACGGCGCTGGAGCGGTCCCCGCAGCTCGCCACGCCGAGCCAGCCGCCCCGGATGATGATCTGCAACCCGGACCCGGCCGCGAACTCGACGGGCCAGATGAGCCCGAGGCGGCGGCGGGTCACGGCGGTGATCACCGCCCGATCGTCAACGGCGTCGTACATCGCGCCCTGGCCCCACGCGAGCTTCCCGGTCGGTGTCGTCATCGGTTCTCTCCTCCGGTCACGGCGCGGCCCCGCCGCGATAGGTGATCTTCGTTACCCGCATCCGCACGCCCTGGCCCCCTTCGGCCCCCGGCCCGAACCGGGCCACGATGTTCAGGCTGGTGCTGACCGCCTGGTTGAAGGCCACCGTGCCCTCGGTGTCGCCCTCAAGGGTCCAGTTGTTGCTCACGTTTCCCGTTGGGTGAGTGTGCGATCCGTCGCCGTGGACGTGCGCGCCTCCGGTGACGGCCGGGTTGCCGCCCGCCATGTTCAGATGCTCGTAGGTGGGGCTGATCCCCGCCGTGAGGTGGGCGCGGAGCTGGCCCGCTGCGGCGACGATGGCGGTCGCCCGGACGCTCACGGCCATCGCCAGCGGGTTAATCCCGGCCCACGGCTGCGACCGGCCCTCGACCCGCGCATGAGCGACGTGGCCTCCTGGCCCGCCGGTCCACGACATAGCGAACTCCAGGTCGTTGGCCCGCCAGTCCAGGTAGCCCATCGCCTCGATCTCGACCGTCGCGCCGACCGGCGGGGTGGCCCGCATCGGGGCGAACTCGGAGATCCGCGCCCAGCCGGTGCCGGTCGCGTTCCACGCCCCGGCCACGGCCCGCCCGCTGAGGGTGTCGCGGACCGGGGTCGGCCCGCCGACCTCGGCGAGCTGCCCGCCGTGGAACACCTGCGCCAGCGTCGAGTCCATCCGGGTCAGCCGGTCGTTCACGGTCTCGCGCACGACCGGCGCGGGCGAGGCCCCGATGATCGACCAGGTGGCCACGCCCTCGGCCGCGTTGACCTCGATCTCGGACAGCCGCCCGGCGACCTCCATCCCCTCGGGCATCAGCGGGGTCACGACCCGGATCGTCACGGTGTCGCCCGGCCCGTAGCTGCTGACCGGCGGCAGCTCCTCGGGGGGGCTCGCCGTCATGTTCAGCGACGGCGCGGCCTGCCGCTCGGCCATCGTCTGCGCCCGCTCGACCAGCGTGGTCTGAAGGACCGTGCCGGGCCAGTCGTCCACAGCGTCCAGGCGGGGGAGGTCGGGCTGCGGCCGGGTCTGGATGGCGACCGGGCGCGGCGTCCCCTCGGGCGCGTCGTGCGCCAGGTCCCCGACCGCGAACGTGACCGTCCGCAGCTTGTCGGCGTCCCACTGCGCGCGGTAGCCGACCGCCGCGCCGGGCACCGATAGGCCGAGACCCGGCGTGTCGTCGCCTACTCGCGGGTAGGCGATGCGCAGCACGCACTGAGGCAGACCCGCCGGGGTCATCCGGTACTCGGCGCGGAACTCCGGGCCTTGCAGGACCCCGGCCAGGTTCGAGAGGAGCTGGCCCCGGTTGTCAGACTCCAGGTACTCGTACGTTCGGTCGCGGCGGACCCCGCCGCCCGGCTCGGTGATGATCACCACGCCAACCTCGGTGACCGGCGCGGCGATGTCACGGGCGATGACGGTCTGCTCCTCCTGGACGTACTTCCGGTCAGGCCACACGTCGAATGCCCGCTTGACCAGGTATCCGGGCAGCTCCGTCAGGGTGAACTGCACGTGCGCGGAGCCGTCCTGATCCGCCAGCCCGGTCGGCACCCCGCACCAGTAGGGCAGCCCGTCGTACAGCGCCCAGATCCGCCACGACCACAGCCGCCGCAGCCGGTCGCCCGGAATGCCGCACGGCAGGTTGACCGTCACGTTCCCGTGCCCGAAGGCGGACAGGCGCCGGACGCAGTAGAACGAGCTCACATCGACGTTGCCCAGCGCCACCGAGCCGACCATCGTGTCCGCCCAGAATGTCCACTTGCCCGGCAGCGGCACGACCGGGCGGGGCTCCAGGAGCGGCATCGAGCGGGGAACCGTCATACGAACGCCGACCTCCACGCGAGGGTGACCGAGCCGCGCCCGGCCGCCCGCAGATACCACCGGGCCGCGCCCAGCGCGGGAACCGTCATCGGCCGCGACCCCGGCAGGATGTAGCTCGCGCGGGACAGCCCGGCCCCGGCCTCGGCGGTCAGCGTCGCCGTGCTGACCAGGATCTCCATCCCGGCGCCGAGCGCGATCAGGTGGATGATCCCGCCGCCCGCCGTGGTCAGCGTGGACTGCGTCAGGTCCCCCGCGTACAGCGCGTAGACCGGCGCGTCGGCGTTGCCCCCGTTGCGGAGCAGCGCCGAGTTCGGCACGATCGCGCTCCCGTAGCGCCACATGAACTCGCGCGGGTACCCCCGGCCGGTCGTGTCGTCCTCCGACACGTTGACCAGGGTCGCGGTCTGCCACTGCGCGGCGTAGAGCGCCGGGTCGGCGGCGGTCAGCGTGACCTGCCAGCGGAACCCGTCCCGGCCGAGCGGGGTCTGCCGGTACATCTCGGTCCCGGCCCGCACGTCGGCGACCAGCACGCGCTCCAGGTCGAAGTCCCCGATCATCAGCTCGGCGGGCTCCCGGCTGGCGGCCCGGCGGGCGAGCTGGTCGCGGAACTGGCCGAGCAGCGGGCGAGGCCCGGCCGCCGCGCCGGACAGCGTGATGACCCGCTGGTTGAGCACCTTCGGTCCCCACGCCGCGCCGTCGCTGATGACCCGCGACACGTCGTTCCCCTGGACCGGCGGCGAGTCGAGCCAGCCCTCGACGTTGGTCACGACCAGGCACAGCCCGCTGTCCTGGTCCCCGGTGTTGAGCCAGAGCCCGTCCCAGATGATCGGGATGAGGCCGCCCGGCCCGCCGCCGGGCGTCGGGATGTCGCTGTCGGCGTAGGACCAGTCGAACCCCCGGTCATACCCTCGGGTGCCGGTGGCCATCTTGAGCGGCGGCGCGGCCATCAGCGGACACCTCCTGCGCTCGCCCAGGCCAGCTCGCGGGACACCTGCGCGGCGATCTCGCGCGGGTCCTGGCTGGCCTGCGGGTAGACGTTGATCGTCGCGCCCGCGCCGGACATGCCCCCGGCCCCGGCCAGCGCGCCCGCCCCGGCCAGCGGCGACGGGATGTCCAGGCGGCTCCCGAGGTCGATGTGGTCGGCCTCGCCCAGCCCCCACTCCAGCCCGGCCACCATGTCCAGGCCGACGCCCCGCATCACCTTGGACCGGGACGCGATGCCCAGCGCGCCCTTGATCGAGCCCATGATCGGGCCGGTGACGTTGGACTCCAGCCAGCCGCCCATCGACTTCGCCGCCGATAGGCCCTGCTGGAGACCGGCGATCATCTGCTGCCCGACCGGGGTCATGGCGGCGGCGTCGAGGCCGCTCTTGATCTGGCCCAGGACCGGCGCGGCCACGTTGTCGCGGATGAACCCGCCGAGCTGCTTAGCCGCCTCCAGCCCGCGCTTGAGCCCTTCCACCACGTCGGAGCCGACCGTGATCGTGATGGTGGACGGCGAGTTGGT